AAGAAAAGAGGTACAAACAAACATCCAGAACTCATACAATTTAGGAACAAGAAGATATGAAAAACAAAACTCTAAACTATCTAGGTTTCAAAGACGAAGAAATGAGTATTCGTGTATCACCAGAGATTGTTGATGGTGTGTGGACAGGCAACATAAATTTAAGTGTAGATGCCTTTGACCACAGTCCCTTAAACGACATGGATTATTTTTCTTTGATGAACTTTGTTAGAATGATTATGGCTGTGCCTGTTCTTATGGAAGAGGATGCAACTGCTAGAGAAAAACTTTATAGTATATTAGAAAAAGAGATTGACCCACCTAAAAAGAATGGTAAGATAATCAGTAGAAAGGACAATATAATAACTATTAATTTTAACAGTAAAACAGATGGGAGTGCATAGTATGGCCAAATGGGAAATGAATTGTAAGGATAAAGATATGGTAAATAGTCCACCACACTACAACAAGTATGGTTTAGAGTGTATAGACGCAATAATGTCAGCCACTGGAGAAGGCTTTGAATATTATCTACAAGGAAATATAATGAAGTATTTGTGGAGATACAGATACAAGAACGGTGTGCAGGATTTAGAGAAAGCACAGTGGTATCTAAATAAGTTGATAGAGATAAAAAGGGATGACAAAAAGTCTCCAGATTTATTTACTTCTTTTGGTATAGAGTTGGACAATGGTTGTTAAAGTATATCTAACATTGGATGTAGACAAAGATGAATATCCAATCCCTGCTGACGGTGATCCCAGTGAAGAGATACAAGAAGCATTAGAAGAGTTTATCTATGATATTGATGGGCTAAAAGTAAAACATATAAAAATAACAATGGAGAGCTAATATGAATGATTATCAAAAATTTATTGCAATATCTAGGTATGCTAGGTGGATTGACGAAGAGAACAGAAGAGAAACATGGGAAGAAACTGTGCAAAGGTACGTGGATTACATTACTGAGAAAGTTAAAGGACACCTACCTAAACAACAGATTATTGATGCTATAACTAAACTAGAAGTTATGCCGTCTATGAGAGCATTGATGACAGCAGGTCCTGCCCTTGAGAGAGACAATACAGCAGGATACAACTGTAGCTATCTGCCTGTTGATGATCCAAAAGCTTTTGACGAAGCTATGTATATTCTTTTGTGTGGCACTGGTGTTGGGTTCTCTGTGGAGAGACAATACGTAAACCAACTTCCAGAGATTCCACAGGTTTTAGATGAAGTTGACACATGCATAGAGGTACAAGACAGCAAAGAGGGTTGGGCAAAAGCATTACGCAAGCTTATAGGACATCTATACATGGGAGAAGTTCCTATATGGGACATGTCAAAGGTAAGACCTGCAGGTGCTAGACTCAAAGTGTTTGGTGGTAGAGCCAGTGGTCCTGCACCTTTAATAGACTTATTTAATTTTACTGTAGCATTGTTTAGACAAAACGCTGGACGTAAATTGTCTAGCTACGATTGTCATAATCTTATGTGTAAGGTTGGGGAAGTTGTAGTTTCTGGTGGTGTGCGTAGATCAGCAATGATTAGTTTGTCTAACCTCTCAGATCAACGTATGCGACATGCTAAGTCTGGTAAATGGTGGGAGACAGCACCACAGATGGCTCTCTCAAACAACTCTGTATGCTACACTGACAAGCCAGATGGTGAGACATTCTTGCGTGAGTGGACATCTCTCGTGGAATCAAAGTCTGGGGAACGTGGTATATTTAACAGGATATCAGCAAAAGAACAGGCAAAGAAGTTTGGTAGGAGAGATGCAGACCATGAGTTTGGTTGCAATCCTTGCAGTGAAATCATACTGCGTCCCTACCAGTTCTGCAATCTTACAGAGGTTGTGATACGAGAGAAAGATAAGTTTGATGATTTGAAAAGAAAGGTTATGCTTGCCACTATACTTGGCACGGCACAATCTACCCTTACAAAGTTTCCATACTTGCGAAAGATATGGAATAAGAACACGGAAGAAGAAAGACTTCTTGGTGTCAGCCTTACAGGCATTATGGATAATGAACTAACAAATGGGAGAAAACATGGGCTTGAAAAAACCCTCACAGCACTCAGGGAAATTGCAGTTGAAACAAATAAAGAGTGGTCGGCAATCTTTGGTATCCCCCAAAGCACTGCTATCACATGCGTCAAACCAAGTGGGACAGTATCGCAACTTGTGGACTCAAGCAGTGGTATCCACCCTCGTCATAGCAGTTATTATATTCGTACCGTTAGGGGCGATAATAAAGATCCTCTTACTAACTTCATGATAGATAGTGGCATACCAAGTGAAGCAGACTTCATGAAGCCAGATACACAAACGGTGTTTAGCTTTCCTATGAAGTCACCAAAGAAGTCTGTAGTGAGAAACGACATGACAGCTATTCAACAGCTAGAGATGTGGCTTCTCTACCAGCGACATTGGTGTGAACACAAGCCTTCTGTTACAATATCTGTGCGTGACGATGAGTGGATGGAAGTGGGTGCGTTTGTATTTAAACACTTTGACGAAATGTCTGGTGTTTCTTTTCTACCACACTCCGATCATACTTATCAACAAGCACCCTATCAAGATTGTACAAAAGCTGTATACGATGATTTTAGCAGTAAGTTCAGTCATATTGATTGGAATAAGTTTACAGATTATGAGAAAGAGGATAACACTAATTCTTCTCAGACCTTTGCCTGTTCTGGCGATAGTTGTGAGATAGTAGATATAGGAGCTTAGTATGAAATATTTATCCAGAAAAGAACGTGGTCTAGGCAAACATGATGCACCGTTAAAGATACAGTGGATGAAAGGCTATGATGCGTTTGCATATGGAAAGATACGTAACCCTTATGGCTCTGATACAATGTTATACAGAGAATGGGAACGTGGGTTCAACACAGCCTACTATGATAATTTAACTAGAGGTAGAGATGCAGTTAGAAAAAGAAGCAAAGGCTTTCATGGACAGAAAAAGCAGAGAGCCACGCACTCTGTTTGAGGTGTTGAAAGAAATAAATAATAAGTTAGAAAAGCTTGAAGAAGATTTAAAGTATGTGAAAGAAATAGTTAGAAAGATAGATTGGAAAAATTAATTAGAGGGTGGCACTATCTTTCTTAGCTCTTTTGAAAATGCTTTCTGTGGTGCTGTAAAAATTTTATCTTTTACTTTACCAGATATTACTAAAAACTTTATATCTGTAGCACTTGTTAGATCAGCATCTCTTTGAAACCTTTTGTGAAAGTCATCTATGGCTGCCCTTCTTGCATTTTTAGACAGTTTTTTATATTCTATTATTGCATTTTCAAGCTCAGTTCTTTTACCTTTTTTAGCGAACTCTAAAGTTTGTTGGTATCCTTTTACCATACTTGAAATATAAGCTCTTACCTCAACAAGATTATAACTAACCTCTGTGTTTTTAGACTTCACAAAATCACCATCGTCTAAAGCATTGTACGCTTTTTTATTGTTTTCTACTTTCTTCATTGCGTTTGGGACAACCACATCTCTTAAATAACTTTGTAATTTGCTTGCTTCAAACTTTCTTGCTTGAGCATTTTTTTCTCTAGTCATTATTTCAAAGCTTTTAAAACCTATCCTTTCAAGAAACTCCCCATATTCTTCATTTCTTGACACGGCTCTCAATCCAAATAATTTTGTTGATGGAGATTCTTGTTGATAATCCTCTATAAAAGGATCAAGCGTTGTGACTCTCTGTGCTTCTTTTGATGGAGATTCAAACCTAGATAATTTAGATGTTATCTCATCAAGAAAAGCTTGACCCGGACTAAGTGTTGCTTCTGGTCTTCTGGAATAAATATCTCTTCCCCTCATCCCAAAAAATCTCTCAAGCTCTAAAAACTGATTGTACGGCACAAGCCATGTCTGTGTATAGTTACCCACGTACTGCCCAAGAGCCTTTGCAGTAGCAGTACCTGCACCTAATTCTTTTTGTCCTATACCGTTAGCTATATCAGCAAAACCTTGTAGTATGTCCTGACTAACACCCATTCGTAATGAAGGTCCTCCAAAAGTTTGTACAAATTCTTTAGCGTCAAACCATTCGGTAAAAGTTTTATCGTTAAATCTTTTCTTTGCTTCAGCTAACCATAATATAGGTCTTAGTGGATGATTAGGAGATATATCTATATCAACTCTTCCACTTACGTCTGTTTCCATATACTTATCAGCATCTCCTGTGTAAGAGTATTCTAACATCCTGTCTGCTTCTCTTATAGCTTTCTCAACATTATCAGTTCTTATCTTTTTGTAGTCTGCTGGGGCATCAGGGGATTCTCTATATTGCATAGCAGCAGCAATAGCAGCCCAACCAACTATATTTCTTGAAATCATTTCTCTACTTTTAGCATCTAAAGGTGTTGCTTTTGGATAAAACAAAGCTCTTGTCGCAGCAGGTATTGCACCACCAGCATACTGTGCCATAAGCTCTAACTGACTAAAAAAGAAACGAGGAAAAGGCATTATGGTTGTACCAACAACAGATCGTACAAGCAAGCCCTCCATGAACTTAAAAGGACCAAACTCAGGTTTCTTTGAGTAAGACACATCTAAAGCTTTTGTTGTTGCGTCTGTTATAAGTTCAGCAAAGGATCTAAAATCTGGATTATCTACTCGTATTTTATCATTTAAAAGACCCTGTAACCCACCTTCTGTATTCAAAGTCCTTACTAAATCAACTCCGTACTCTCTTTTTGTAAGCTTTTCTAACTCTGAAAAGAAAGCTGTTCTTCTAATTATATGTTCTTGTATACGGTTAGGTG